TACCGTTTGAGTTGGCGGAGTACTTCACATGAAAGAACTGTGATGTACCGGGAATGCCCTGCGATCCGGTAGGACCTGTTTCACCTTTAGGACCTGTCGCACCTGTTGCACCCTTATCGCCTTTATCTCCTTTGTCGCCCTTGTCACCCTTCACCTTCGTCCAAGTATAAGCGGAGAATGTCGTGCTGTCTGCCGCCGTGAAGTCGGTGTATTGTCCGATGTACGCGCCCGGAGTCTCACCATTATTAGCGGTGAAAGTCGTACCATTATCCGAGTATTTGATATGCAGATAGGTAGTCTTACCGTCCGCTCCGGTCGGTCCCTTGATTCCTTGATCTCCTTTGGGTCCCTGCGATCCTTTCAACTGCACCCACTTGTATGAGGCGTATCCGGTTGGAGCGGTTGAGCTAGTTGTCACCGCAGTACCGATATAAGTATTCGGAGTATCAGACATCGGATTACCGTTTGAGTTGGCGGAGTACTTCACATGAAAGAACTGTGATGTACCGGGAATGCCCTGCGATCCGGTAGGACCTGTCGCACCTGTTGCACCCTTATCCCCTTTATCACCCTTGTCGCCCGTTTCTCCCTTAGAGGCATATTTCAGCCAATCTGTAGAGGTTTCACTCGGTTCTTGAACTGTTTTATCCGCAATACATATCCATGTGCTACCATTGTGAATAACTTCGTCATAATACCAATATGCGCCAGATACCCACGCACCCTTAAAGGCGGGTACTGGGACTTCTGTAACGCCATCATTAGACAGTTGTTTGATAGTTCCGGTCATATAAATATTACGAAGGTATGCAGAATGTCCGGTCATATCAATGCCGAATAGTTTCAAATTAGACAAGTCGCCTAATTGCATCGCGATCATATCCTTTGTGATCTCCCAATTATTTACGCCTATTAAGTAACGGGAATAACTTTGAGTTGAATAGCTAGACCTTTGACGATCCGCATTCGTGAAGTTACCATATGCAACGAAGTGCATCAACTTAGTAGGATGATAAGAGAAGCCACTCCGAAGTACATATCTAAAAGTCGAATCGCTTAGTTTTTCGGTTATACGAAAATAAGCTGTCTGAAAGCCTGTTTGGTTGTTGAATATACCTTTGCAAATATCATCTACTGCCAAACTAGCTAATTCACCCGCTTCTAATTTAAGAGTAATGATTTTATTAGCCGTATCGACCGACTCGATTATACCTCCACCCGGCGCGTTCCATTCTTCGCCAGATATAACAGACACGCGGTTATAGCGCAGTTCGTCAGCTTCCAAAAACTCATTAACACGAAGCGATTTAAACTCCGCATCACCGGAAGCCTTGATAATCCATCCTAGCAACTTTGATACGTAGTTAGTAGAAGAAATGTCGCCGGAAAATTTAGCGATAGCCGCCGCTAAAACACCTATTACATCTATCCCGCCTTTAAAGTGAATAAGCTTTTCTGCTGTATCCTCTACGATCTTACTTAAATATTTTCCGTCTGCTATCTCTTCCGTAGAAATTTTGTGCAGTTTAAAATGTTCCCTACCATCTTCTTTAGAGATAGAATCGTCCTCTACCAATACATATATACTCTGTTCGCCCTCTATAGATATTACTTGACCGGAATAAGGCAAATATGACTCTGTGTCCGTATTGCGTGCGTAAGCAGTCGCGTCCTCTATGGTAGTCCACGTTTCCGTTGAATCAATAGGAAAAGAATTTGTGCGTCTGTACTGGTGCGGGAAAGAACTTCCGTTTATTTTTACCATATCAAATCGTTTTAAAAGTAAATGAATCCGGGTCGTTCAAGCCCTGTGTCTGAATAACCCACATTTTATAATCTATCGCTTCGCTCCTGTTAGCTCCTTCTACAGAAATAGAAATCGGACCTTTACATATTTTCTCGTTCTCTATAAAATTGCCGTATGATGATGCTATAGAGATTTCTTTAATGCTATCAGCAGGAATACACACGGATACTATCTTCCAGTTAGATGCGGAGAACCTGAATGTACCGGGGCCACTATACAGACCGTTAGATCCTAGTGCCCGCACATCAGCAGATGACTGAGGAATAGAGGAACATACGCCTGCAAACCATTTTCTATGTACATTCACGCTGATCTTGCTGGTCAAAATCGTTTCTTTTATATCTCCGTCTTCAGAAGCGGCATATATGACTGTAGCAGTATAGGATTCTCCTTTAGTGTAGTTCCCTTGTAACTGCCTTGTTGCAGTTTGAACACCGGCAGGATCACCAGTGAATTCCAATACGTTTTCTTCCTTGTCGTCGTAGAATGCTTTGATCATTGCGCCATTATCGTTGCGGGTGGCGGTATATGTAATGAAGCCTTTGGTTGATCCGAACTCAACATCATTAGCGGTTGACAATTTACCTATTAGTGTCGCAGGAGTAGGCGCATAAAGCATTTTCCGGAATATCTGTTCGTATCCCATACCTTTACGCAGGATTTCTCCCGGATTTACATGACCGGTCTTTGGTGCGTTTACGTGAATATCCTTGCTCAATCCTGTATCAGCAGAACCAATGCCGGAGGAAGATGAGCTACTACCGCCACCACCGGTATGTACAACAGTACCATTACGATAATTCTTCGACCTGGAACTGGCAGGAATTGCTCTTGATTTTATGACGATGTTACTACTCATACTTCTATCATTATACATTGAAATTGATTCATCTTATAGTCGATAGTGCCTCCTGCGTTGATGAATTTCTTATTAACCATATAATTGTCATACAAGCGGGATAAAGGAGTTATATCGGATGACGCTTTTATTACTTGCGTTAATTTGATACGGGGGGCATTATAACGTTTGATAATACGTCGAATAAGTTGCTCTTCTGGACGGACTGTAGTTTCTTCTATGACTGAATAAAGATTGTCGGTCAAGTAGTCCTCGCTAATCATTACCTTGCTATAGCAAGCTCCATCTTTATTATATGATGAAATCTTAAATTCTATTTCATCAAGTTCATTAATATAATTTTCGTTGATTATATTTTCATAAATACGGTCAGAATTGCTATTGTCTTCTTCTATTCCATCTTTCTTTTTACTGTTAACTTTGAAGTCTTTTAATATAATTCCTCTAAACGGTTCTGGGTATACGTGACTGTCATAATCTACTTTAGGGCAAAACATTGTAAATTCGAACTCTCCGTATAATGGCTGGTCTATTGGTATTATAAAACCGTTTATTCCAGAATAAGGCATAGAAAGAGTTTTCTGATTCTTTACGCTTATGTAATCTTGCGATCTATCATTATTCTTACTATCTAAATTTACAGCAAACACGTAATTAGGCTTTTTTTGCCACTCTGGATCGGTTCCATATATTGAACCAAAATAGCTGTCACCTATTCTTACCTGAAAATAAATTAAACCATTAGGAGTGGCGCGGCTGTTATCTAAAATTCCTAAATCTGAATCTGCGGAAGATTTCAATAAGTACGAGATAGATATTGCAGAGTCAGCATAAATAGCTGATGGACCTTTAAACGACATCACCTTGGTTAAATCGCGCGTTATTGGATTATGCGCTTTTTCAGGATACCTTATTTGAATAGCATTGCTAAATGAATAATCGGTAATATCAGGAATCCATTCGCCGCCTGTGTTCTGATGTTGATTATATGCACAGCATTTCATTAGTATTGCACCTTCTAATGATCTAGCTCTATCTTTATAGTTTTCAATTTCGTCATTTCCAATGACTTCATCTCCATCATATAAATACATATTCCACCGGTTAGGAGAGAGGAAAATTCTTCGAGAAGATCGTGCCCCCGTTGAATTATCAATAGTACTTAATTGCTTTAGACTCTCAAAATCCTCATCCAATACCAGTTCGCCAACTGGGTAATTGCTACATCTTATCGTAACTTTATTACATCCAGGGAGAATGTCTAACGTATTATCCTTTCCTGTATAGTCTTTTTTCTGAATGTTAATGAAGGCAGGTGAAACATTTCCTGTTTTATTGTAAAGATCAGAACTATATTTATAAAATTCTCCACTATGATCTATGTCAACGAAATACAATTCACCTTTCCAGTCAACACAGGTCCAGTTAAGAAACTTACAGACTTCTTCTAACACTTCTTTTAACTTCATAGGTTTATCATCTTCGTCAAAGAAGTCCTGTTCGCTAACCGTTAGATGTTCTAATATGTTTAATTGCATATCGTAATCGGCTTTATTTTTCGCATAAACATGAGGAATGTACACGGCGGTATATTGTCCAGATGCCGCAGAGATGCATTTTTTTAGTATATCCCAAAAAGATATAAATTCTCTAGTATCTTTCGCTTGCTCATAGTCTATAAATTCCAGTGAAGACATGGCGCTCATGCATTCTAATTCTAATTCAAATGTTTTGGAGCTATAATCCTGAGTGTAAAGCTCCGGTTTGATAAATCCGCACCAGGTAACCACCCCATTCTTTTTAAACGTTACTCGGTATTGCTGATAGGCGGTAGAGAACAGGCTTTGTAGATAATCACTCCCTACAATGGATATTTTAGCTGTGCTGAACCGAGTAGGAATATATAGAAAATCTTCGTCCGCTATATCAACTGTAAATGGAGAAGAACCACCTTGGAGTTCAGTGATCTCACCGAAGTAGTTTTCTTTTTCTATTTCAACTACGCAAGGTATATTTTCTAACGAAGCGAATGGTACTGTATATATTAATCTATAGCTCATGATATAGGCTTTTTCCCTTGTGATTTAAGTTCATTGTTGATAGTCAGAATCAGATCCTTTGCCCGGACCCTGGTTGTTACCGATGAGGATATATTTCCACCTCCGCCCAATCTTCCAGAATTAATCGCTTCGAATAAATGGGATTGCTGTCCCTGATTGAGTATCATTTCACCGGCATTGACACGGGCTAGCATTTTATCACCCGAAGTAGGGCCGCCACCAATAATACCACCCCTTGCAAATTTAGGAAGGGTGGCGAATAGAGCAACGATACCGGCAACAGCAGCAGCTGCTAATGCTATACCAACGATCGGTATACCCGCTACGCTTTTTCCAGCCGCTGTTGCAGCCTCCGCTGTATTAGCTGCAACTACTCCGCGTGAATTTGCTTTTTTCGTTTCCGCAGACGCTGTGTCTACAGCCATTTCCTTAACGGCTCCTATAATTTTTTTGTCTGACGCTTGTTTCTCGATAACCCCTTCTATCTCTTTTGCTTTAGTTAGTTTATTAGTCAGCTCTGTAATGTTTTCAATCATTTTACAGATTGACATAAACGAATCAATCACATTAGTAAGCGTATTCCAAATGGCCATAATCCTTTCCCATTCAGTTGCATCAACATCATTCATTACATCCCGAAGATTACTGAAAGCATTAACTATCCGATCGGAACCGCTTGCAATATCTTTCACACCTGAATACAATGACTCATCTAACTCCTTGCCGAAGTTCTTAATGTCTTCCTGGACTTGCGCTAACTTTAATGCTTCTTCCATTGATGGAACGTTGGCCATAGCATTGGCGATTTCATCTGACAGCGTTTCTCCGATGATTCTTGCTTCCTCTTTGTATTTATCTGCTAATTCTTTTGCCTTGTCTAGATTTTCAGAGGCGATATCAGCTTTGGTTTTCTTGTAGTCAAAGGTTGTATCGCGAGGCTTTATTTTAACTGCAGTAGCAAGTAATTTTGCATTCAGCTGCATAACTGAAATAAATACATCTGCCTCATCTCCAATGCCTTTAATGCCAGCAGCAGATTTAGCCGCTTCAACGGAAAGTGAAACTATATTGGAATTCAATTCTTTCTGAGAGATAAGACCTTTGGCTTGCTGTGCTTGGGCTTCCCTGACCTTTGTATTGTAATCCTTCTGCACCTTCTCAAACTCAACAAGAGCGGCATTCTTATCTTGATTTCTTATCGCTTTCTCAGCAGCGGTCTTAAGATTCTGAAAATATTGACTCTCAAGTACTTCTTTATCACCTGTTCCTTTGGCTTGGGCGTACATCTTGATGTTCAGTTCTCCCAGGGCTTTATTATACTCTGCCTGAGTGATCTTTCCGATCTCTAACTCAGCGCCTAGCTCCTCAAATTGTTTATCATAAGATTCTTGCTGTTTCTGAAGATGAGTTTTTTTCTTTTTGTCATCGTCCGGATCAGTTGTTGGTGTTGTAATTGTTGTGCTTCTAGAAATCTCATTTCCTAATCTCAATTTCGCATCACTGAGTATTTTTGAGAATTCAATATAAGTGTTCAAATCATCCTTTAAGCCATTTTCAAATCCTATAGCGTCAACCATTGACACTTTATGCTTTGCTTTAAACCTCTCTTCTTTAACCAAATCTCCGCAAGCTATTTCCCAATCAGGAGCCAATTCCTGTACTGTCTTCCCGTTGTAGGATTTTGAGCCTATTTTGCGTAATTCATTTTCGCTTTCTGCTACTTCTTTTGCTGCCAGTTCGGCTCTTGCTGCACTTTCAAGCAATTCTATGCGTTTAGATATTTCTTTGTTTACATCTTGGTTGGTTTTTAGCTCAGTACCGAGAATACCATTGATTTTCCCTAATATTTGTTTTTTGTAATCTAGTGATGAATTAACTTTATTGTACTCCGATAACAAGGCTTTAACTTTTACGATTTCTGAGTTCGACTCTGCCGCATGATTCATTCGATTCAGATAATTGTTAAACAAGCCCTTTATTCGTTGTGACTCTTTATAAGCATTATAAAACTTAGCAACGATAGCTCCTATGACCGCAAGTATTGCTGTTGGAGCCATAGAAATGAGAGTTGCCTTAATTGATAACATTGCTTTGCTGAAAGCCATTTTGATAGAAGCGCCAGTCTTTTGCGCTTTCCATGCAACTTCATCAAACTTCTGCCCTGCATCCTTGGCCGCCCGACGTGCTGCTGACTTAGCGGCTAATTCGGCTTTGGCAATAGAGGAAATAATTTTATTGACCAGCCGACTTGTAACCATGACTAAAACAGCTGCAACAAGATAGGTAACAATGCTTTTTATATTGTCAGCAGCCGATTTAACAATATTGGTCAGCCAGTCTATCAGAGCTTTATATTTACTTTGTATATCCGTGCCGTTCACTAACTCTGTAAAGACGTTTTTCAGGCGATTTACAGATGTTTCCAAGTTATCAGTATCAACGTTAGGAATCATCTCATTAAGTGCCTCAGCAAATTTAGGAAGCACATCCTTACTCATCAGTTTACCCTGTTTGAGCAACTTGTCCAGACCGGCAACAGAAACACCTGCAGCTTTTGCCATAGCCTGAAGAGCAACAGGAAGACGTTCTCCCATTTGCAAACGAAGTTCTTCCGAGCTAATTTTACCTTTACTCATCATTTGAGATAATGCAAGCATAACTCCATTACTGTCGTCCGCACTCATACCGAAGGCCGTACATGCCCGAGAGACGGATTCGAATACTTTTCGTTGATCGATCATGGACATACCGGATATGGAAGCAGCCGCCGTGAATTTTGCGTAGTTAGCCGTCAGAGAATTAATCTCTAATCCGTATTTTTTAGCCAGATCGAGCAGATATTTCTGATTATCCGCATATTGGGACATCGTGCCGGAGACATTCTTCAATGCGGTGGTAACACGGTTTGTTTCTCTCGCTACATTGATGAATCGGGAGACTAGATTGGTTAAGCCAATGCCGCCTGCACCTAATGCCGCAGCGAAGGTGAGAATCTGCATCTGCATAGAACGAAAGGCTGCTTTTACCTGATTCGTTCCTCTTTTGAAATTCTCTGTTAAGAGATTTATCGCTATACTGAAACTTAAACGTCCTGCCATTATTCTTCTCTTTTTGACCAGTTTACTTTATTTATATCAAATAATTCCCCAGCAAGGAATTTCTTTAAATTATCCTCATTCTCTCTCATTACGCGCTCCGCGTCTTTCTTCATTTCTTCTTCCTCCCATGGAAATATAATCAGATCTCTTGCCCCATTTTTCATCTTTCGGGCATCGATATGAGGGAGAATGGTGAGGTATGTCCATATCCTTGCACTTTCCATGTCTTCTTTACGTTTTTTTTCATACGCTTCTATGTAGAGCGGAAGATCGCATAATTCCATTTCGTTGAATGCATAATACGCATCTAATCCGGACATAACAAGTGTAGAAACAATACTGCCTATCATTTCCGGGGTGCCCTCATTACTACCCTTTCCCGTACTTTCCTGTTTCTTTTGAAACTGGCTTAATACTGCTATTTCCCGTTCTAACTTTGATACCATCTCTCGCACCAATTTTTCATTTGAAAGGGTCTTCCGGAAGACATCGAGGGTATACATCACCCCTTCGCTGTTACAGATCGTTGTTGTGTACAGTAGGGCATCTACGTCTTCCCGGTCTGAATAATCCATTAGGGAGAATGATTTCTTCCGAAGTTGCTCCCAGCGAACGATTGATTTTATTGTTAATCCAATTTTCATTGTACCGCTATTAAAAAAGGCGGCCATCATGGGACCGCCTTACTGATATTTCTTTTATTTCTTCCTTATGCAACTCCATCTTCCAGAGGTCCTGTACCCTGTAGGGATATGGAGCTTGTACAAATAGCACCATTATCCGCTTTCAGAGACAGGGAAGTAATAATTGCTTTCCCTTTAACGTATTCTTCTCCCTTTGGGAAATCCCCGTCAGTTTCTTCTGTTTTTGCAAGAACGAACGGGATAGGCTTACGCTCTACCATCATCTTTTTAAGTGTGGTAAAAGAGGCGTGTCCGGTCTTTAAGGACAACATGCTTTCACAAGATACCGTGTACCCTAATTGCCCTACCAGAAAGTCCTTCCAATTACCCGACATCTTGTTTGACGTATCAATAGTGTCCGCCGAAATATCAATACCGCATGACGTGCCGAACGCGATTGGTGTCATAACTGCCGGATTCTCACCCTCCGCCGGAGTACTTTCTATATAGACCATCAGTCTGTCACCAACGATCATATCACTACTTGAATCATACTTTTTTGCCATAATTTTCAATTTATTATTTTAAAATTCTATATTAATCACTCTCGTTACAGTCTCACTAAAAATTTCATGACTTGTATATATTTCCCCGCCTCATATTCCTCTGTGTCATCTTCCAAGCGTATCTCCATCTCCGGATCCGTATACCTTCCTTCAAGAGCCTTAACCACCAGTCCGGCTATATCCTGCGACCGTTGGCTGTCGGCACTCACTACGCAGACATATACATACGGATCTCTTCTGGCAACTCCCATCTTGGTCGTATCCTGTATGAATCCGTCTCGTTGCAGGGTGATATAGTCTCCTTCCGTTCCTTCGTCCGCTACAAGCGGAAAAACATTATCACCGACCGCTTCCATAATAGACGCATCATCCAATAATACGCCTCTGATTTCCTTCGATGCCTCGTAATGACTAATTTTCATGATTTACCATTTTTCATTCGTTCAACTGCCCGTTCTATCCCGTCCATCACCGCATTCATGGCTTTACTTCCATCTTCTGCCCGAGTATCTTCCCAATAACGCAAAGCCGGTCCGTGTCCTCTACGGGCGTAATTCTTGGTGCGGCGAATTCCTGTTCCCTGGTCCAAAAGCCAGCTATGATTTCCTATCGGATAACCAAATCCAGACAATACCCCTAGTTTTTTTCTCTTCACTCGTACACGAAAAGCTTTGATAAGATTTCCTTTATGTCCATAAGGAGATTTCATGCGTGATTTCAGCCTCATCACTCCACCTCGTTGCAGAATAGAGCCTCCGGCGTATAAACCGGCACGTACAGTCTTATCCTTTTCGAAGTTTTCAAGACCGTACACAAGGTCTTTAACCTTGTTCGTATCAAGTTGCTTGACTGTGAGTATAGCCATTACGTATCGCTTTTTATACAAGTTATCAGGCAACTGTTATCCTGATATTTCCTGTTTATGTCAATTATCCGATAAAATTGATTGTTATACGCGATGCGGAAAGCCTCCATCATCTTTTGATGAAATCTGCACCATAGCACAATTTTCATATCAATGAATTCCTCCTTCGCATTTAATCCATCCCCTATATTCGGCTGCGCTTTCCGTCTTTCCGCTGGTACGTTTGATAATCCCGGGATTGGATCGTAAGACTTCCGAGGTGATCCGTTGGGATTCTTCCCCTTCGTTTCTTTTTCGAACGTTATTCTTTCACGTGGTACCATCCTCTTCTGCTCCTCTGAATTTTATAAATGGAGCCGACAATGCGGCAGCTCTTCCTATGCTGTAAGGCTTAGAAAACACAATATCGGAACGGTTATCATAGAAATCACTGATAGTTATCAGGATAGACCGTCTCAAATCTCTGGGAATACATCCCTGCTCATCCTCATATTCTGATAGAGGAGATTGCAGGCGGGTTTCAAGTGCGGCCTGGGCATCCAGGATGCATCCCGTTATATACTCGTCCTGCTCTCCATAATCCACAAATCCGGGAATTTGCATTTTAGCTTCCTCTAGGGTAATATACTGTTTCATGCCTTGTTGAAGTAAAGGGACGGGGCTGCCGTCCCTATGTTTTTAAGCTTTCGGAGTTTTCTTTGCTATGGCAAAAGCCTCCGTACGTACAGTCAGCATATCGAAATCCGTATTCAGTACGAAATAGATAAGGTTTTTCTTTGCACCTGTATACGGATCTACTATCATGTGCATTTTCCCAAACTGCCCCACAAGTTCGTAGTTGAATATACCGAATCCAAGAACACCGTCTCCAATGTATTCTGTCATGAATACCGGATATCCGTTGATTTTCCCGTTTTCAAGAATCATCAAACCACTGCCGGCATCTTTCGGGGTAGCTTCCAGTTCAGCGTAAGTCGTTGCCGAACAGACATAGGCTGCTGTTCCGTCAAAGACGACGCCTGTTTTTAATACAGCTCCCTTCAAAGCCACCACATTCTTCCATGTAAAGTCAGCACCCGCTTCGGTAGTAACTGCCGGGGCAGCTGTAGCAGCTACAAAGCAACCATCAGACGCCTTTGAGGTAATCTTGGTTGTCTGGAACATCCATTTGTTCAGCAATCGCTCTAATCCCATTGTCATTTGGGTACGTACGATTTCAAGCAATGCACTATTGCTCTGATCTATCGCACGATTACTTACGGGGATAGCCAATGATACCCGTTTGGGAGACGGCTTAATTTTAGAGATGTCAATTGTGGTGTCTGCTACCTCCGCATTTTCATCCTCGATAGTAGCTTCAATGCCGGCAACAACAGGCAATACCCAGTCACCTACAAGACCGTACTGCATTTTGCACCCCACCTTACCCAAGATTAAGCCTTTTTCCAAAGGCTGGATGATTTCCCCGATGGTCATCGGAATGAGAGGCGCCACGGTGGTGGTGTCTTGAATTGTAGCGGCACGGGTCAAAGGAATATCGATGGAATTTCCATTCATGATTCCGTCACATCCTTCCGGAAGAGAACGGTTGTGCACAAATGAGGCAACCGCTCCGGCAAAAGCGACTTCCGAGCGCATCTCCTGTTCGGATACACGTTCTTCATCATTTACCATACGGGCCGTACGCAATTGGAGAATTTCTTTTTCTTGTACTAAAGCCTCTTTTTCTGTAATTTCATCCGGTGTCAGGCTTCTTTTATTGGTGTCCAATAAGTCGGCCATTTCGCCTAACCGAGCATTGATTTCAGCGATTCTCGCTCTGTTTCTTCTGATTTCTTTTTTCATGATTAAAATTTTGATAGTTTACGTAATTCTTCTATTTCTTTTTTATAACTCTCGTCCGGATGTTCGAAGGTGTCTTCTATGCTTCGTACATTCACTTGTGTTCCGATGTAAGCCGGGCTTGCCACGATGCTTATTTCACTGATCATATCAATTTTATGCACTTTTCTAAGCAAAATTCCGTCAGACCGTTTTATCCATTCGACGTTTTTCCGCTCATCGGTCCGATATCCGAAAGATGATCCGAACAAATCTCCTCTTTTCACCATTTCAACGGCAAATTTTCCATCAGGAGTATCAGGAGCGTCCAAAGCATACCCCAAACCGTAATTATCCAAGTGGAGTCTCAGCGATCCGCTTCCCATGCCACTCCGAGCGAGGAGTCTTTCTCTGTTATGTTCCAGAAGCGCTCTGATATCACTGCGTTTGATCAGTTCCTCGTCAACAGCTCCTGCCTCTATGATTTCAATAAAGCATTTACGCAATACAGGATCATACATATATTTGCTCTCTTGACCAACTACTACCGCATATCCCTCAATTGTTCTTTCCGATACCAATTTGGGAGATGCCTCACCGCCAAAACTTCTGATTTCCAAATTTTCCATGCTTGTTCCTTTTATACTGCTGACGTTTCCTTATTCTTGGGTGGCACTTCTTGCGGTTTTTCCTCATTTTTATCTCCGTTATTGCTATTATTTAACACTTCACCGTTTATTTTCGGACTGTTGATGGGAGCTACGTTGCAGCTAATCATTGCGACATCTCCTCCATCCACAGGCGGCATTCCTTTTTTTTGGCGGTATTCATTCACTGTATAGATTCCATACTGGATACACTTCTCCATGTTTAATGCCATCGTTTCCAAGTCAGTCTGATAGAATGCTTCCAGATCAAATTCAATGCGATATTTCGCGGCAACACTCCTGGGGATTAATTTCACAAAGAACTCATTTGCAATTTGCCGCAAATAAGGCTGGATGGTATCAGTCATATATTGCACCTGACTCATCTCGCTGGCTTTATAATTTTGACTTTGTCCGGCAAATGCTTTGTCAGGGTGGACACCATAAAAGCGACAAAGGTCTAAAACAGAGAATTTTTGCTTCTCCAACAGCTGTATATCAGCAGGGGACATGGAAAGCTGGTTGAATCTTAATTGTCCGGGAAGATATGTGATTCTTTCACCGGATCTCAATTCTTTCCGGAAACGGTCGGAAACATCCTTCAGCTGGGTTTCGTTGTATTGTTCGTATCCGGTTGTCTGATCATCGTCGTTACCACTGATAAATCCCGAATATGTGCTGCCGGGCTGAAACATATCAAGACTCTTCTCGTCTGCGCTGTACGCCACACTCATAATCCGGGAGGCATATCGGATTGTACTCTCTCCTGTATATCCGCCATCCAGGCTTATATTGCGAAGATGAATAATTTCATCGCATTCAAGAGATTTATATATACCGTTAATGGGGTCGTTTACGATATAGAAGTTCAAAAACTTATCATAAGTAACGCTGCCAGGACTCAGTAATGTCAGACTTTTCGGCTCTCCTTCCGACCAGTCCGGATAGATATAGGCGTTCCCTAGATTTACTGTCTGTATGATGGCGTTTCTTATCATCTCATATGCAGTCTGCCTGCTGTTTGGTGCAACAGATAACAGGTAGTTGAGTTCACTGGCCTCATCCACCATGAAGACGCCGTTTTTCTTTCTTTTCACCTGCAGAGGCAGGGAGGCAATACTACCGCTAAGTATGGATACGCACCGATATACGGTCGCCAGCTTCATCGCCATTTCCGGTCCTTCAACTGTCTGAGCTTTTGCAGCTATATTGCGTACTGTTACATCTGGTGAAGCTACAGATTCGAAGTATCCTCTCTCCTTGACAGGCTCTTCAACGGGTGCTGTATCCGTTTTTCTTTTCCAAAACTTTAAGCTGTTATTCATTTTCTGAAATTATTATATAAGTAAAAGGTCATTACCGATGTCACAGCACCGTCTATTTTAGCATTCTGAGATTTTTTAATGGGCTTCCTATTCTCCAGCCTGTCTTCGTCAATGACAGCATTACCGAAGCAATACCAGTTGATCGGATTGTAGTTAAAGGTAACACGTCCGGTCCTTGCTGCTATTTCGAAACTTTCAACCGGGCTGGTAAATGTCCCGTAGGTTTGTTTTATTGGCTGGAGCACTTTCTTTGCACCACTGGCACCCATCATATTCACGAATTCCATACTTTTGTAAGGGTCATATCCTATATTAAGTATCCGTACGCTTTCCCTGTTGCGGGCATTGATGTCATTTACTATCATCCGGTAATCTATCACATTTCCGTCACATAATCGAAGATATCCGTCTGCCGCCCATCTTTCGTATAATTCACGATTCGGATGAGATATCAGCATTTTACGCGGGAAGTAATAATCATTGTGAATATGAAACATCTTGATCTCAGGCAAGTAAATGTTATAGCTTACAGAACTAAAGTCATCACAAACGGACAAATCGACTGCGACCATCGCGTCCGGACGATTTTTCAGTGTTTTCAAATCATTGTCGTCTTTGCACATAGCCTCTATTTCTCCGGAAGTAAACCACACTTTAGCCTCATCCTGCACAAACAGGTTCAACAGCTTGGTTCTGAAAGTAAGCATGTCCTCTGCGGTCATCTGGGCTTTCCTGTACTCATTCTCATAGTAATCCGCCTGTACTGTGATTCCCAGGTGAGGCTGTACCTTTGCCCAAGTGTGCGGATCATCTTCGGCATCATTAACATCCGGTTCAAAGATATGCGCAAAGATGGAGTCGTTCTCTACTTCTCCACGGAGTACCGCCTTATATGAATTGAGCATATTCACAAACGGACTTTCCAATTTATCGCTGGCTGTTGTGATAACAATAGTCATAGGATTGACACGGGCACCCATAGACGATGTAAGGACATTCTTCAGCTCGGCACTATCCGCCTGGCTGAATTCATCAAGAATAACGGTGGACGCATTGAGTCCGTCCAGCTTGTCGGGATTCGACGCAAGGCATCTGGCGAAAGACGTTCTTCCCCGCCTTTTGCTAAATACCTGTTCCCGGTTTATTTTGAAGTTTTTAAACCGCTTATCAAGACTCTTCAAAATATTCTTTATTTCTCCGAAACATATCTGAGCCTGATCATAGCTATTTGCAGCTACATATGCCTGCGCATTAGCATCACCGAACAGTAAATCATATATTGCCAGTGAAGCAACCGATGTCGTTTTGCTATACTTACGTGGTACGAATAATAGGGCGTCCCTGCAAAGCCTTTTTTCGGGCGTACGGTAAAAACCAAGGATATTGGCAAACTGAAATACCTGAATTGGGGTAAGACGATACTTTACGCGTCCTTTCAATCCCGAAAATTTTAGATTCTCGTAGAATACGATAAACTTCTTGACCTCTGTTGGTTTGAAAATATACGCATCCAGCAAACGAAAGAAGCGAAGGATAGATAACAGCTCATACAAATTATGATCGTCAGGATGACTTATCGCTGATTTCACATAATCCTTCAACCTGATATCCGTTTGGTCAAGCGTATAATCCTCGACATTGACTTCCTGTAATCTTTCAAGTGTCCGGGCCTTTAGCTGTATGAGATCATTCTTTTCCAGCATTTTCGACTTTTTTAATCAGTTCGTCTACTTCATCGTTTTCATCATCCGCTTCTATGGTAGCACGGGTTAAACGCAACTCTCGCAATGCCTTGCGGGTTTGTTCGGCCGCATCCTGCATTACGGAAAATTCGGGATTGACCACTTTATACTCATTATTTTCGCGGCTGATTCTTGTCATGCATACCTTATCCAATTTGGAGACTTCGTCCCGGGCCTTCAGATAAGCCATATATGAGCCGGCAGCAAGAGAGATGGAAATTTCCATTGCCTTAGAATAAGTCCCTTGTTCTCTCATTGCTTTTCGTATTTTTTTCTCTATATCTTCGTAGATTTCCATGCGTCTTTTTATATGTACGCGCTTTCTGACGTATATGGGTGACACTTTCGTATTACCCCCCACGGGTATAATTTGTACCGCGTGTGCACGGAAGGGAAGGCGTGGGTTTCAATGGGTAGCACGGGCCTGTAAAAAAATGATACCCCCTCGTATGAATTAATAGTTAATTTTAATTAATATTCACAATCGGGGTAATGATAGGGAAATCCCTATTTGTTTGATCAAGCTATTTAATAATATCTCATTCTATTGTACATATACAAATGATTATGTATCTTTGTAGTGTCAGATAAACAAAGTATTAACCTTTTAAAACAAAGTCATGAGAGAACTGAATGAACTGGAACAGATTGAGTTCGAAATAGAGAAGGAGAAGCAAAACCTTAGAGAATGGAAACGCAAGGTACTTATACTGGAGATTGGAAAAGAAGATGATGAAGAGCGTACTAATGCGATACTCGAAAGAATATCAGAACTCCTTGAAAGAAAAGAGAAATTAAAGAAGTAGTAATCGCTCCTCTTCGGAGGAGCATAACTCAAATAATGATATGAGAACATTAGAAGAAGACTTGTTAAAGATGGATAGTTTGCATGGAGATGAACTTGATGCACACTTGTACGAGATGAAGGCTTTATACACCAAGCCGGAAGAGAAAGAAGCCATTAGAAAGCACTTAGATAAGGCTCTTGATACTATCACTAATAATGTCAAAGCAATAGAACGAAAGCTCACAATACGGGAACAAATAAATGATATTGTAGACTTAATACCCGTGTCGTATATTGCAAAGAACTACTTTGGCAAGAGCCGAGCATGGTTATATCAACGTATTAATGGGTATAAAGTCCGAGGTCAAGTATATACTCTGAATGAGAAAGAACTTGAAATCTTTAATCGTGCCTTAAAGGATATTGGAAATAAAATCGGTTCACTTTCAGTTGGTTAATACAGCTGTTATCTGACACCGCCTTTGCCTGTGAACCGTGCAAAGGCAATTAAGGGAATAGTTATTTGCTATTCCCTTTTCTTTGTTATTTTAGAAACTTGTCTACAAACGACTCTGTTATCCTTTTGTTATTGGCTTTAATTGCGGCTTTGGAGTGGCTAAACATTTTTCGATGAATATCGGAATGGCAAGCATGGCATACGCTCATTAGATTGGAATAATTAAACATTAGCTGCTTCATCTGAGTTGCTGATGCAACTGATTCTACAGGTGTTATATGATGTACTTCTGTAGCTACTGTAATCCTCCCATCTTTTTCGCAGCATTCACATATAGGGGTATTAATGAGCTTTTTAATCCGCAAAGATTTCCATTCTTTGGAATTGATATATTTGATGTATGTTTTGTTTCTACTCATTGCTTACTGATTTACAAGAACATCTACGCTTTGGCTTGTTAAATTCTACATGCTTTTCAGCTTCAGAAAGTTCATTAAACATACATTCTATATCGTAAGGAAGGACTTCTGTTTGAGGATCATTCTCAGGGTCCGATGCACGGAGAAAACAATGTATCAAACTTTGTACAATTTCATATACGCTTTTGAATCCGTATTTTGAGGCTATGGTTTCCAATCGTTTATAATTCTCCGGTGTGATCCGGGAATATACTTTTTTAGTCAAAATCTTCTTTTTCTTTCCCATTCTTAAAAGTGTTTTCATTGGTTATTTCTATTCCATCCTCGCAAGCTCCGTTTTCACAGAATGTTTCCTTCTGATGAAATTCACACCACCCGTCTCCGAATGAGTCCTCGTTGGTGAATAGCTTGCATTCACTGCATACTTGATGTATTTTATCCATATTTTATTTTTAAGTTATAGTTAAACTGCCCTCTTATGTTTGTTACCAAACAGCCCTGCGGGCAGTATAGGACAAGTTGCCGTAAATTGTTAAATTTGAATCTTTTTAAATGTAATATATTGATTTCCAGTTAATTATTCATGCACCATATGGTGCTTTCTTTATGATTGGATAATTGTCTGATTATCAATGGTTTATATTTTCTTACGAATGGGCGTAAAAATCCCTATCTGATAATTAGCCAGGAGCTTGTCTTTAAATTCTTTCTCCAATTCACCGGTTTCTTCTACGTATTTATCGCATTCTTTCGACCAGTTGTTAGCGAAATTTCGAATTGTCTCCCATTGCTTTTTTGTCAGCTTCTCGTCTATATACATCTGCTTATAATGCTCCTTGTATCGTGTTACTCCGATCCGGTGAATCTCCCTGGCTTTGTCAAGCTGGGAGATTTTTATGCCTTTCAACGCAGATAATTCCCTTACAAAGCGTATCTCTGACCAATCTTTATAGAATATTCGACCTATTTTGGATAAGAAGTAGTAATCTATAAATTCAAGCATTGGTACGGATTGATGCCTGTACATCGTTTCAATACGTAAGATGTTGTCTCCGACTCTCCGGCCTTTCTCTCCGGCTTCGAATGTTTTATCGTAAACCTTCAGAACTTTGCGGACATACTTGCTTTTATTTGTCGTAGCCTGCCGATAGTCATCAAAATTGGCATCATTCCAAAGGGTCCGATCAAATATCTCTTCCATCTGTTTGATATAGCAGTCTGCCGAATGCATCATTTTCATTGTTGTTCCGATCTCATAGTAAGTCACTACTGCGTTTTCGATCTTTACGCATAGACGCAGGAGAAGTTCCTTTATGGTCCTTACAGACATCGCGAAGGTGATTGGACGGCTATTGTCAAGTTTACCGGTCTTTCCCTTGCTGTAGAGCTTGCATATTGAACATGCGCATTTTAAACGGTTTCCCCGAATTTCAATAAAACAACCATCAAAGTTGGCATATGATGTCGATTTATAGTAAACTTCATCACCTTCCGTGCATTGTTCCAGATAATTCCGGAGAACAATCGTATCAATGTCGGCTATGTCTATGGTTGCCTTCATTGTTATTTTGTCGAACATCCTTTTTCAAAGTATGGGCACACCCTTATTCCTACAGATCGCTTGCAATTATGAATTGAACATGAAACCATGAAATTCACTACGGGGCCGGCATGCTTACAGTACCGGCAATCGCATTTTATTTTCGAATCAGTCCTTTTTGTCATTTCTCTTTTTTCTTAGTATTGGTAACTTGTTAATGATAGCTCTCCGGGTGATTAATGGCAGTTTGCCTGACCGGTGAAGCAGGGTAGTTTTCTTGATACCTACATCATCTTCAGTCAGATAGTCGAATACAGCACTCAATGAACCGAATGCGTAACCTTTCTTTCGGAAGATTAAATACACATATATGACATTCATAATTTTAATAGTTCCATATGTTGTTTATTTGGAATCCTTTATATTGATCCATCCCTTCTCTAGTTTCAATCGTCTGACCTCTTGTCGATAATGGGAGATTTTTTCCCTATAGTCAGCTTCGGACATTTTGTTGATCTGATATTTAGCAGATTCCAGAGAGAGTACTGTTGACTCTCCATATTTTCTTATAAGTCCTCGTCTGTATCCTTCAATGTTTCCGCTATTGTGACGATTACAGGTAATACATTGAGCATTACAATTCTCTTCACTGAACCTGGTAGACATGTGTTCCCGGCTTATATAATGCCCACAATCGCTTACTTCGTAGGGGAATCCATTATTGCAGGAGATACATATAAATGTTCCGTTCTCTCTCACGTCTCTTAAGCGGATGTATTCGCTAAAGACCTTATCTAGCGTGTCTTTGAGCTTTGACTTCGTAGATTTACAAGGCATTGCTTTCAAGGATTTTATCGTATTGCTCAGAGTTTCTGAAGCGGATAGCGTGGTCATACCATAAGCCTGTATTAGCTTCAAATACGCATCCATCTTCATCAAGTTGAATATCTCTCAGCTTTCCTATGACGGCTATTTTTGAATTACTATTTCCCCAAAAGATTGATAGTTCATTCTTAGATGGAATATACTCCAGTTCCTCTGTTATCTCGCATATAAAGGCTCCCGTGTCATCCGGCTCAAATATTGTTGTTATTCCTTCTTCGGTTGCCTCAACTGTTATGTACCGGCTGTGTTCTGGTATTTTATAAATTCTTTTCATGTTCATTCTCTCTATATATTAATAGTTTATATGATATCTGCGATTATATGCTTCTACCGCATTTGCCACTCTTTTATTTTCATCCAATATCATTTTAAGCAATTCGTTGGTTTTCTTTCGTTCATCTATCAATTCGGCAATACCAAATACTTTCTTAATCCATTTAATCATAATCTTCTAATTCATTATTAGTTAATCACAGTCTAACATTGAAATAAAAAATCCACAAACCACAAAGGAGACAACAAAAACGAAGAGCATAGTGCCAATTACATTCACGTCCTCCGAAGGGGTATTCTTGATTATATACCACGAATCAGTTTCTGACACTCCACACAAATAAGCAATCATACAAGCTATAAATGCGCTGAATATGTTTTTCCATTTATTATTCATTTCTCTATTGTTTTTATGCTCAAGCCGTCAGTTTATTACGGATCAAGTTCATATTCTTATTAATAAGTTTGATGATACGGTCATGATAGTCCGTATTGCTGTTGCAGACACCACGGGATTGGATCACTTGAAACTTACTCAGATCTATCTCGATGGTTTCGATATGCTTTTCACCGATGCGGGCAGAGAGGATTAAAGAGTCCTTTTTTCTGAAATAGTTGTTCGTGAATACGCAGTGATGCATGATTTGACCTTCCTGCCTGAACTCATCGAGACTTTTTAAAGGGACAATGATGATGCTACCATCAGAAATATTTAGATCAAAGAATCTCGATTTGAGCTTCTCATACTCCTTCTCGTATTTTTTCAGTGCCTCCATTTGTTTCATATCACGCTGACGACGTTCCTTTTCTTCTTTTCTGCGTTTCCTTTCCATATAAAAGTCATGAGCGGAATTCAGATTATCAGGACAGACATAGTGAGCGTTACGGAGATCCTTGCCTTCATCTCCCAGGAGATCAAGGTAGTCAAACCACATGGAGGCATCCTTTACCACATAGTTGTTACGCATACAGATTTTGATTGTAGGCCATGTCCTTTTTATTTCATATCCCTTGCCTGCACAAAACATTCTAAGCAAATCATACTGTCCGGCTTTCAGGAGGGTTTCAGCAGTACTGTCCGTGCTGATCAGACGGAAGAAGTCAAAAGCGTATATACTATGCACCTTTCCTTTGAATCCGTATTTTTTCCATGCCGGCAGATAACGACATACAGGATAACAAGCATCACAGCCGATGTGATAAGCCTCTTTGTCGTTCGCTCTTATTTCAAGGTCGGTGCCAAGACACCATGCATCGCGATAATACGAGTGCATGTTTGCAAGCAGGGCCATTGTTTTGAATTTCCCGTCGGCAGACATCCAGTTCTGGACGACTTCCCTTATACAATACGATGCCTCCTTTCCGGAATGGAACTCTTTTCTGATATAGAAATACCTAAAGACCTGAAAACCATGACAGGTGGTGATGATATTAAAGTATTCATTATCCCGGCATGATTTACGGGTGGTGGTCTCAATCTTCAGATGGGTGCCACAATTCGGACAGATATCCATTTCTCCATCTTCCAACTTCATGAGGTCATAGAAGATATTTCCACAGTGGGTGCAGGTTATCAGACCTTTTTTTAGGCGCAGCCCTACATGGTCCATCGCATTCATAATTCCCCATCTTCTTTGTTTTTCAGTCAATGCGGGGAGTTTTCCGCTGAGTTTGACTATCTGCTTTTGTAACTCTGTTTTCGGCTTCATGATTCTTCGAATAATGACAGTTGGACAAATGGTGATTCTTTCTCAATTACCTTGTTACGTTTGCTGCGTTCCTTTTTGGGAGAGGCAGATGATTCATGTACCGGTACCAAAGAAGGTTCTTTGGGAGAGGTTGGTTTCTTCTTTTGCTGCTGTACAGGAGAGGATGCCCGGCAGATGGGGTGGCTGCTTACTTTGATGTTTTCTTCGTCGTAGTAATGGATGGCCCATCCAAAGACAACAGAATCGGGGATTCTCACTCTATTTTCTTTGCCGGCAGCTTTACGAGCCTGGCTATCGATATAGTCGCAGCATTCTTTTATACTCTTCTTCGGATTGGAGTATTTCGTGGCAAACAGCTCATCTGTGTGTGATCTTTCGTCCAGATGAGATTTTATTACTTGTTCAAAAACTGTATCCATGTGTACTTAATTATGAGGCTTTATCCTCAGTTAATACTTTAGGCTCCCACTCGACAGGGACCTTTGCCCAGGTTCTAAATGCTGTATCAAAACTCTGCAGGTCTTCAAACATGTCCATCTTGGATTGATCATTGACTACAAGGGTAGAGAACTCTTTGAGGTACCGGTCTGCGCATTTAAGGAAGTCATTATGTAATTTCTTCAGGTCTCCAAGTAACAAGCCTTTTGCTCTCATTACGTCGGCGGCCTCTTCTATTAAGCTGTTTGCTTCGCAGTTCAATAAATGAGCAGCAGATAACAGCATATTCAATCTGTCCATGCTACCATCTTTAACGGCAGCATCCACTAAACTTTTTTTTGGTTTCATGATTTTAGTTTCTCATTCTTTCCCGTAGTATCTTTTCTTGTTGCATTGTGCGCTTACTTGGCGGAATGCCTACGAGTAGTAGCTCAGTTTCAATCTTATTGTATCTCAGTAATTCGCTGTTGTATTCAGCGAGTAGCTGATCGTATTCTGATGCAGAGAGTTGTGGAGAGGTCAATCGATTTAATATAGCCTCAGCACGTTTCCCGCATTCTTCCAGTTCGGATTCTAAAGAGTTGCCTTTCATCGTTAATTATCTCCGAACAGTTCATCGATTTCTCGTTCAAGCCTTTTCCTATGTTTACTCATATATATGGAGCATAGAGAAAGGATAAACAGGGAAATCCAAAATAAGGCTTCCAGTTTTAGACAGGTGAATCCCATTGTTACGAAGGATATGCACCATATAAATGTTAGGGGTAGAACTTTCATTACTTTACCGTTATATGACTTTATTCCTAAGTACGAATCGATCAAGACTTGCAAGTTCATACCATATCATTCTTCCTTCTTGTGAGAAAGATACTTTAGCCTCATTCCTTAGCTTTGAAAGGTAGTCCTCTCCTACTCCTAGATAAGCCATTGCTTCCTGCTTATTTAACCAGCGTTTGGGAGCTGGTTCTACTTTTGCTTGTAATTTAGTGCGTCCCATAGTTTCTATTTTAAATCAAGACTATTTAAATAATTACGTAATTTTTGAGCTTCATCCATATTCAAGGTTATTTCTCCATCTTCTTCTGAATGAATCCATAATTCCTTACCCGTTGCAAATTTCAAAAGCTGAACTTCAACGACCTTTTCAATTGCTGAGAATGAGTTATTGCTTATAACTGTATTCTCTGTTTTTTCTTTATTTTTCATACAAATTTATTTTATTATTTTGCATTGTAAAAGACTGAATTACAATGTGTTCTAAAATTACATTTATCAACGGTCAATAACCTGCAAAAAACATTTTAAGCGGGAATGTAATTTAGATAAAATCTTATTAGTGCATTCATAGTTATTCCTCCTTATTGGGTATTTTTCCTGTAGTTATGTATTTACGCATGATCTCAGCTGTTTTAATGCGGTATTCTATGCTTTGATTAAGCGGAGTTTGCCCTAAACAAAACTCTCTAACCGATGAATCAGCTCTACCTTGAGACATGCTCCGGCTTCTTTCGCTCTATCAAGGAGCAGTTGTTTTAGTTCTTCAAATGTTTTCATTGTTGGTTCTCCTTAGTTTATAAATTGTCAAATTCTTCTTCTAGTCTCTTAAGTTCGTTAGAACAAGCTTTCAGGATTGCGTCATTAATTTCTTCTTTCTTATATTTTAAAGGAAGGAGCCCTACAAGCATCGACTTCCAATCCCCTGCGGTTAACTCCATTATTACACTACTTATATAGGCTCCTTTTTTCTCGATCATGTAAATAGCCTCTTTTAGTACTTCGATTCTACAAGACAGGCTTTTCGCTTTCCTTAATTCTTCTGTCATAGCTTTTCTTTGATTTCTTGTAATATAGGAATTGCCACTATTCTTAGAATTTTACGCATATCCGCACCTGAAATATCCCTTATGGTAAAGCCGTGTGAACAACCTCCAAATTCTAATTGCGTTGGTTTTACATCGTCTAGTAAAGATATTATCATATTTGCTATATCTATTTCGTTAGTATTACCATTTAAACGCACATCTATGTAGTCTCTAAAACCCGCTTTAATTTGTGCATCTAATAAATCTTCGAGAGCTAATTCAGATGACTTCTTAACTAATTCTCTCTTTTGCTGATTAATACTTCTAATCAAGCTAATTATTGTTTCCTTACTATCTTTCCGATCTTTCATATACTCTCCTCCCTACTTTACTCGTGTTACATGAAACATCGGTTTCTCTAGCTTAGTCTTAAAGACTTTGTTCTCCATTACTGATACTTGAGAACATACAGATTTTACAACACACATCCTTGATGCAGGATAAGTGTGGGATTCATCTACTTTCAGATTTCTGATGATAGGTCTGATTGGGACTTTTTCTACTTGTTTGTTAACTTCTTCCATATCCTTTTCTTCCTCCTAAAAGAAGAAAGCCCTATTCTTTCATTATCTTAATGTGGCTGTTAGATAACTACTCGAATAGAGCTTTTTCAAATATCGTTTTTCCGGTAACAGCCACGAAACCGTTTTGTGTGTCGTAAAACATTCACATATCATTGGATAATTGAAAAGGACTGCCTATCTTTGCAAACGACGAAATAAACAGAGATAGGATTAGGGACGCTTCTCTAACAGCCCTTTTTTGTATCCGTTTGTTTTATTGTGAACTGAATTACGAATGCAAAGATTACTGTTATTTTAAAGTAAACCAAATATTATACTTTAAAATAACAGTAATTAAACTTTTATTAACTATACACATGAGCAAGGGGATTAAAACAATGAAGACTATATGGCCTTGGATAGCAGGATTAGCAACCACTGTTATAGGAGGGCTAATAGTAGAAAACACCAAAGAATATCCTATATCTGGGGCAATATGGAATGGGGTATGTTGGTTATGGGATAAATTTATAGGATTAATGACTATTAAGATTGAGTTATGGTGGATTCTTATTTTTATAGCCGTAATGCTAATCTTTCGCTTTATTATCGATAATATCAAAATAAACCAAGCAGAAGCAGGCATAAAAAAAGAAGAATTACAACTGCCGGAATTCCTGTCATACAAAAGAGAAGTAGTGGATAAAATACCATGGGAATGGAGTTGGTCGAAAACCTATAATGGCTGGACTATATTAGACTTACATCCATGTTGTCCTAAAGACGGTGCCAGACTAAATCAATATGGTAGTGATTGTCCTATATGTAAAACTAGTTATTGGGGTATAGCAGATTATGATAAAGCTGCAGCTATTATCGAAAATAGACTCAAAAGAGAATTTCCAAATAACCAGTAATCTCTTTAAGCATCACCATTATATTTAGCAAGGAAAATGCTATAATTGATAGAATAAAAAGCAGCATAAAAAATTTGAAGTTACTCATAAAAGTAAGCTTTACAAGGTTAATAAATTAATTCGATACAAATATACTTCAAAATAACAGTAAAAGCAAATATGACAACTAAAGAACGATTTATAGAGTACCTAAAGATAAAAGGGATTGGACAAACTTCTTTTGAAGAATCAGCTGGACTATCTAGAGGAGCTATATCCCAAAAGTCTGGATTTAGTGCAAATTCTATAGAGAAAATAGCTATAGCTTGCCCTGATTTAAATCTTGACTGGCTCATTACTGGTAATGGAGAAATGCTTAAATCCGAAGCCTCAACTATTTCAACACCACCAAATAACAATAATGCAATTAACTATAAACTGGTCCCTCTACTTAACCTTGATGCAGTCGGAGGTATTCATAGTCCAAATGTTGTGCTAGGAGACCGTGAATACGCAGACCAGCTAATCCCATTTACAGATGCATTGGAGGGAGATGTCGCTTTGACTGTATCCGGAGAAAGCATGTCACCGACATGCCCTCCCGGGAGCAGAGTACTTATACGTCAAATCCCACAATGGAGAGAATACTTTGGGTATGGAAATATATTCGTTCTTCTCCTTACAGATGGCAGGAGAATATTAAAGGAGGTTCAAAAGTACCCTGAAGATTCTAAAAACTACATATTATGCAAATCACATAATGATAAATATCCAGAAGAAGAGTTGCCTAAGAGCATGATCGCAAGCGTTTGGAAGGTGATTAAAATATTAAATGAAAGAGGTTGGTAATAAACGTTTAACTTATAAAATACACACACATGAAACAACTATTATTTGTAGCATCATTTTTTTTAGGAGTTAGTATTCTATTTTCTTGCACAAACAATAAACAACTATCAGTAAAGGAGGTAGCTATCTCTTTGATTGAGAAAGACTATCCAGTAAATGGAAGACGAATAGAGTATAGCCAAGTAGACAGTGCTGATGCTGAACTGAAAGGTTACTATATCTATAGAATCTACATAGATGATAATGATTCAATTAAGTTGGAAAATTTTCATTTAAACTATAAAAAAACAAACGTAGATCAACCAGCTTCTTTTATAGTTGAGCCTTCTATGTATAAGTCACTTCTAATTTCAGATAATATATTTACAAATGATTTAAATTCAGATTTAGAAAGAATGGGGTTAGTGCATAAAAATAACATCACTATAGAAGTAGCAGATGAAATACGAAAAGCGGATAGTATTGCTGCAGTAGAAGCATTGGCGGCAGAAGCAGAAGCATTAATGAATGCATATAATTAATGTTATGCGTAATACTAGGATTGATCGTTTTTGTTAAACTTAAAATATAATATCATGGCAGAATCAACTTTCGCTACTTTCATCATCATAATAGGTATTGTGCAATTAATAATGATGATAGTTTTCTTTGTTATGGCTCATAATATTTCAGTAATAAAGAAACGAATCGCCCCATCAGGGGAAGAGTTCAAATCTAGATTTTACTCTTTTTTGTTATCTGGAAATAAAGAGAAAGCAAAAGAATTACTATTTGAAGTTATTTCAAAAAATGAATATTTCATAAGCTCCGCCTGTTATCATACGGAATATAACATATCTAAGGCCCAGAATGAAATAAATACCATTTATAAATGTGAGTTAAAAGCATTAGGGATAGATTCTGTTGATTTGTCAATGCTGAAAAAAAGTATCAAATGATATTCTCTGAGCATTAAATAGAACAAGTCATGGAAAACAATGGATTTATAACAATACTTTGGATAAACGTTGAATGTTAATACAATAAAAAGACAGAACTGTATAAGGCTATAGGGTGTTATATATGAAATCTTAACCTCAATAATGTAAAATAATACATTGAAAATATTAGATTATAATTATTATTATTAATTTTGCACACCAAAAGCAATGGATATAAACCAATATAACGGAACAGATATGTGGCCAACATTAAAGAACTCACCTGTTGTACTTGCTGTTTTTCAAATAAGATACAACGCTTTGGAGAAGTTCGACATTACAAAATTTTATGAAGCTGAGAAAAAAGGTGGATTAAAAAAACATTTTCCGCATAGGAATATAAACTATAATGCGAATATTTTAGGATTGGAAGGTGGAACTCCAGCCCCTGGCATATCAATGATTAAAGCCAAGGCAGATACAAAAGTAAATATAATAACTTACTTTTCAGAAAACAAGAAAGAGAACATCACGATTAATTCAGAGAGTATCACTTATTCTAACGAAGAAGAGTACAGTGATTGGAATACTTTCAAAGAGAAATCGATAAAAGTCTTAAAATATTTCTCTTCAACGCTTTGTGGTATAAGCATTGAGAGAGTTTCTATGCGATTTGTTAATAGATTTGAGATAGCATCAGCAGAACAGATTTTAGACTATTTCAATTTGACTATTTCTTCAAGATCACAATTATCTTTTCCTATAGCGAAATACTCTTTCAAATATATTATAGATGTCCCCAAAACAAGAACATATGCCATAATAAATCATGCAACAGAACCGACAGATGATCTATTGATTTATATGTTAGATATAGATGTGCTAGATTCTGTCGATTTCATTTATGATGAGAGTCTGCTAGAAGCTTGCTTGGAGAAACTTAGAGAAATTAAAAACACTATATTTTTTGAAAATATTACAACCAAAACTATAGAATTATGCAATTCAGCACGATAACAGGATTAAAACCTTTAGTTCTTTCTGCTTTTGTAGCAGGAACAGCTTTTAATTTTGCATATAATGATATAGATATGTCATCTCATGTCAATTCAGAGATTTCAAATCCTAATACCTCAAATTATTTTTCAAATGCCAACAGCGATATTTATTCAAATATTGCATTAAAACAAATTTTTGAAGATTATTATCAGAAGTGGGAAAGAAAAACTCGAATTTACTCTTTTTCAAATCAAATCATAGAAGAAGAGAATTTTAAGAAAATTATAGCAATGGGCAAGAAAGCAACTCCATTTATAATAGAAAAGTTAAAGGAGGAACCTTCTCCTTTGGTTTGGGCATTAAACCTAATATACAATAAAAAAATATCTAACAATCCTAATACGACAATTGAACAAGCTTGTAAATTATGGGTGGAAAGTTTGAGTTAACAAGAGAAGAAATAATAGAACTATTTCCTTCATTAGTACACGATTCTGGCTTTCGCATAACTAGTTATTCAACCCCAAACTATAATTGTATAGCGTGGGCATACCATTACGATGATAGATGGATGCAATATGATGCTACTGGAAAGAAGCTTGATGGAGTTTGGTATTGGTGGCCTGACGGAGTTGAACAAAGTCCGCTTCTTGATGCTTACATAAAAGCTTTTGAATTGAAAGGGTATAAATTGTGTGAATCAGGAGATTTTGAAGAAGACTATACAAAAATAGCATTATACGTTGATTCTTATAATAATTGTACACATGCTGCAAGGCAGAAAAGAGATGGGAATTGGACTAGTAAGTTGGGAAAAAGTAATGATATTGCTCATGAATCGCCATATAGTATAGAGGGAGATTCTTATGGAAAGCTCGCATGTTTTATGCGAAAGAAATTTTTCTAACGATATAATAAAAGTAAAAGCTAAAGTAGAATATCATTTGCGAAATAAAATATAATGAAAATTTGAGATACTGAAAACTAGAGTAAGCCCCCGATAAAGTACCCGTTGTCTTTGTATCTTTAAGTCTCGATCTTTGCCAGAAAAAAGACTATGCAAAAA